CTTCCCACACGGAGTAACAATCCGCTCACCAACAGCCCAAACACGAATCATGTCAGCAGTCGTAGGCAACGGTGCACGAGCCGGTGGAGGCTCAGGTAGCGACAGGTCAGCACGCAACTGTGTTTGAATTGCTTCGACCAGCCATGCGTTTAAAGTGCAGTCAAGTTTCTCTGCATGTTCGATAAGTTGATTTTTAAGCCAGCCGGGTAGGCGTACTTGAATGTAGTTGGGTCCGGTGGTGGCTGATTTTTGTGGGGGTCTAGGCACCGCGGTCTCGGCGGATGAGGGCGAGTAGGTAGTCGGTGATGGTGAGGTCGGAGGCTTCTGCGGAGTCGATGAGATAGTTTTTTTCGTCGGCTGGGATGCGGAGGGTGAGGGTTGTGGTGGTGGTGGCTTTTTTTGGGGGGCGTCCGGGTTTTGCGTTCATGTTTTGAGTGTAGTGGGTTTGTGGGTTTGGTTTAGCCTCTGAGGCGGTGGCCGCATTTGAGGCAGAATTCGGCCCATGGGTAGGTTCGGCGTTGTTCGGTGGGGTGGGTGCAGTCGAGTAGTTCGCGGGTGCGGGTGTTGAGGGTGTCTCGGATGTATTCGGAGAGGTTCATGCCGTGTTGGTCGGCTGCTTGTTTCCAGCGTTCGCGGTCGTGTTCGGTGCAGCGGATGAGGATTTGGGCGGTTGCTGGGTTGCCGGGGGTGGATCCGGTGTTGGGTTGGATGGTGTGGTTGAGGTGTTGGGTTTCGTGTGTGATGGCGGCTTCGATGTTGTCGTTCATTCTTCGATGATTTCTGCGTCGGTGATGTTGTCGGGTGTGTCGAGGATTTTGTTGACGGTTTCTGGGGGGAGGACTCCGGCGGCGCCCATGAGTTCGAGGAGTTGGCGTGCTTCGGTTTCGGGGTTGAAGGCGTCGATGTGTGCGGGTGTGTCTGCGCCTGCGAGTGCTGCTCGTTGTGGTTCGTTGTTTTCGACCATTACGTTGATGTTGGTTTGTTCCATTCCGAGGAGGCGGGCGCGTCTGTCCATGACGGAGAGGACTTGTTGGACTGCGCGGAGGTCGGGTTCGAGTGTGACTTCGGTTCCGTCGTCGAGGGTGACTTTGCGGTGTTGGGTGAGGGGCCAGACTGCTTGTTGGAGTGCGTCGAGTCTTTCTAACTCTAGACGGAGTACTTCGGGGTATGCGAGTAGGGCTTCTCGGTTGAGTCGTTCGAGTTGGCGTCGGATTCCGGAGTTCACTGCAGATGTTGACAGTCCGAATCTGCGTGCGATTTCACTTGAAGACACACCAGACTGACGCAACTTGAAAATCCGTAGATCCCGTTCAGCCAAAAACTCTCGGGTCAAACTTTGTTCAGCCATACCCACATACTATGACGTTAAAAACTCCACAACCTCAAAAGGCAAAACTTTGCCTCGTTTAATCTTAGTAGGCCTATGACGGACGTCTCTGTCCCCCCGGAAGTTGCCGACTTTGTAGACGTGGGGTTCGTTTGCCGTCAGGTCGGGTTCGAGGGTGAGGCCGAACTCTGGCCAGCGTGACCAGACTGCTGATCCGAAGGGGCGGAGTTCTCTGCCGCTGTTGCCGCCGAGGGGGGCGTGGTGTTCCATCCAGAGGGCGAAGCCGTAGGTGGTTCGCAGGTAGTCTAAGTATTTTACAACTTCGACGATTACTGCTTCTGATGTTTTAGTCCCCGGGTCTACGAAAGATTTATACAAAGGTCCGAGGCATACGAGATCTGGTTTGGTTTTCTCGATCGCTTCTTCGATCATGACTCGATCGGGGGCCGACAGCAGATTCATCCCTGCGGGTTTGATTAGGAGATGGGCATGAACTGGTCCAGCGCCCCCTGAGAGGCGCCTAGACGCCCCCACAATCGACGTAGACATTCTCCTGATGATTCTCTGAGGGTTCTCCAAATCGATGGTTAGCGTGCGAATTGGATCCATCTTCTGATATGTGAATGGATTTATCCCTGCAGCGGAGGCGATGGCGACCTGTCGGGCAAGCATCGTCTTACCCACACCTTCAGCAGCGACGATGATCACACGGTCTTCACGCTCCAGCAGCCCGGGGATTAGCCAGTCGTAGGAGTCGTCGACTTCTTCGTCGATGAAGTCGAGCCAGCCGACGAGGCGTCCTTGATCGAACGTCGGGTCAGCCCCGGGGGCGAGTCTGTCAACGAAGGAGTGGATGCGGCCGGTCATTGAGCCGGGGGACAGGTCGAGGGTTTTAAGGTTCTCGATCTGTTCGATTAGTTCGTCTAGCAGATGAGGGGCTGCGGGGCTTCCCTCCTCATCCGGTGCGGGGCTGTCGTACCTGACATCGTCGGGATTCCAGATGATGAGGGATTCGAAATCGCCACCGTCATCAAAATAATCGGTGACATCTTTGTGTCCCTCTGGTGGAGCGCACAGTGTCACTTTGATACCAGCGTCGCTCAGTACGGTGTGAACATCTAAAGCATGTTTGATGCCGGGTGTGTCGTTGTCTCGAAGAATGTAAACATCGGCACCTTTGAGTGCTTCAGTGTGAATGTCGAGCCACTTGCCTGCACCGCCGGGCATTGTTGTTGCGACTTCTCCGCATTCAATGAGAGTGTTCGCGTCTTTTTCGCCTTCAACTAGCCAAACTGTTTCGCCGGTTTGGGCTGCCGCTAAAACTTCTGGGAGTCGGTAAAGAACTTTTGGTGTGTCGCCGAGGGAGTATGTCCATCCGCCGTTTTCATCTGGGCGTCGTTGTCGAAAAGTTTTGCGTCCGTCCTGATTTATGTAACGTTCTTTTTGGAAGAGGAGGTTTCCATTTTCATCTGTGTAATCGTAAGTCGCAATTTTTGTCAGTCGATCTCGAACAGGTTCTTTTGTTTCTGGGAACAAATCTGTTTTCTCCAGATCCATCGCTGAACAGATCTCATCCAAATCGCAACCGTCACCTCGATGACAGGTAACAAGAACTCGTCCGTCTCGTCCTTCACCAACATGCAGACTTGGATTGTGATCGTCGTTTCTACATGGGCATCGAGCGGACCAGCCAGATCCATCTGCTCGAACACCTTCCAATTTCGCCAGAAAGTTTTGAACAGTTAAAGATGCCTTACTCATTTTGCGATCCTATAGCGATCAAGTTCTGCTTCGGAACGAACGATTTCGTAAATTTTTAAAAACATTTCTCGATCACCGTTGGTGTGAAGGACCTGAGTTCCGGCGCCGCTGCGTCGAATAGTTTCTTGAACTAGAGGGTGAAGTGGTGTGAAATCTTCACCGTTGCTCGCTGCAACAGCATTTGCACGATACCCAGCCCATGCTTCAGGTCCTTCAGGTGGTGCGGGTTCTGGGGAGAACATGTCGATTGTTCGACGTCTCAATGTTCCCGGTCGAGGCGCCCAAGGCTTATCTTCAATGATGATTAAATCTAAGGCCTCTAAAGTTTGTTCGAAATCTAAATCTTTCACGACTCGATACCAAGATTCGTACGTTGTCTTCCTCTGGTTCAACGAAATCTCAACGGTCCAAGTTGAAAGAATGCGATCGACGAGGAGAACCACTTCGTTCTTAGTCATCGCTATTCAAAAACTCTGCACTTGCAGAATCCCCATTTTCAGCAAACATTGTCGCAAACCGTTCAATGTGCGCGCTGTCTCTGAGGATGAGTTCGATGTCGTCGTACTTTTTTCCTCGTGGATTGTCACCCATGTGCCAATCGGACATTGCGCAACCGGCGATTGCATCCAAACAAGTTTTAACATCGTAATCCTTAATGGCTCGCGAAATTTTGGAGCGCCTCTTATCGGAAAGAACTGGTGTCGGGCCTTTGCTGCTCGACCGAAACGTGGTGACCCAAAAATCGAATACTTCCTTAACGCCACTATTCGAAATATTCACCGTTGAAGGTTTTTCAATCATGGTGTTCCTTTCAACGCCCTCGCGCGCGCAGTCTTACGAATAAGGCTGGTAGGGCTTTTACGTTTTGTAGTTATTCCACGTTTGAACTAATTCAAAACGAGAAAGTTTTTCTAACAGATGGTTTAGTTCGACCGAAGGTCGTACTGAA